TCGCGAAATGCGGCGGCCGGCGGGTGTTCCCGCTAGCGCGCCGCGCTCTTGAATCCTCAAGTCGCTCGCACTGCCCCTCGCGACATCCGTCGCGAAGCAATGTCTATCTATGTAGCCTACCGATCCTTCGGTGCGCCGTGCAACTGAGTCCGAAGGATTGAGGCTTTGAGACCAGCGAGCTTGATCGCGATGTCCATCGCATCCTGCTCCGCACGCATGTCCTCGGTCGGCTTGTCCTCAACCGGAGCGGGCTCCGGCTTCTTATCTTCTGCGCTCATACGTTCCTCGGGGATGATCCAGAACTTGCACACACCATTCGGGTCGATGTCGCCGCTGACGATCTCGCAGCCGCCGCCACCTTCGTAGAAGATGCAGTTCGCACACGCGATGCCACGCTCCGCGAAAGGACTCTCGGCCATGTAGTGAGCGCCGTCGATCGTGTCCTGCGACCAGTGGCCGTTGTTCTCCACGATGACTTCCTGGCTTTCGGCGAGATCAAGGAATGCCTGCGACAGCGTGCCGGGGTACTGCTCCTCCATACCCTCGCCTTCCTCGTCCATGTCGCGATCGTCCATCTCGTTTTCCATCTGGGCGACTTTCGCCTCAGAAAACCGCCACGCCGCATCTCCCCCCCAGAGCTGCCACGCCGTGTAACCTGGGGTCTCAGCACCCTTCTTCGCCCAGTCAGGCCGCTTGTCGACCTTGTGCCGGCGGAACCACGCCCGCATCTCGCGAACGTGCTCCGGCGTCAACTCCTCGCGAGCCGCGATCTTGTGCGCTCGAGCGACCGTCTCGGGCTTGAGGCCGTCTCCAGATCGGCCAGCCTCATGCAGGGCTAGCCCTCGTTTCGCGGCAGCCGCCATGCCCGCGGTGGGCTTCAGGCTGACGGCACGCTCTTCGACTTCGACCTCATGGCTACGCTCTTTCGTCGATTTCGGGTGGTCGGCGGGCAGCAGATCGTTGTCGCTGACGTACTTCGCGTCCTTCGGCCTGCCGTTGCGGAGGAGGAACAGGTAGGCGTTGACTCGTGCCATCGACCACGCTGCCCTGCTAACCCCAGGCCGGTGGCTAGTCGAGTATGCACCAGAGCCTCGGCGATAGACGGAAAGCAACTGTCCGAGCGTCGTCCTTGACCACTTCGGCTTGTCGTCTTCCCGCATCGCCGCGTTATGGTCGCGTACCTTGTTCTGAAGGCCAGCCCGAACCGCCTTCGACAGGTTGATTTTGCCGCCCGCGTTCTTCGCAGACCCCGGCTTGTTCTTGTCGCTGCCCTTGATCTGATCCTTCTTGGGGGCAGGCGTCGACTGCGACTTGTCGCCAGCCATACGCTCCTCGCCCACCTCGCCATCGGCGGCAGGCTCGTCAATTTTCTCGAGTTCCGAGACCATCACGACCACGAGGTAGTCCTCGGGCTCGTTGTCATCGTAGGGAGTGATGACCGCCAGCGGCGCATCTGCCGTTGCAGTCTGCCCCTGGAGCGATCCTTCACGCATGACGTACTCGACTCGGCCCATGCCGCCGTCCCACGACACGAAATCGCCCTCTTCGATGTCGTCGGCTCGCGTCTGCTCGGGCATCTGGTCATATTCTTCGTTCATCATGCTGGCCCGACGGGCAATCCACTTCTCGCCTGCGTCCCCGCCGGCCAGTTGCCACTCGATCCAGGCCGGCGAGCCCGACCAGCCCGTCGCTTTCGCCGCGATGCAACGCTCGTACACGCCCGAGAGGTACGAAACCTCCTCGACAGAGACGATTTCACGGCTCGCGACTCGTTCTGCGATGCAAAGGAGGCGAGAATCGACGTTTTCGTGCTTCTGCGCGAGCTTGAGGCCGCGCTTCGACGCATTCGCCATCGTCTGGACGGGCCGGAACGACTCACCGAGGGCCATTTCGATGGCTCGGCGGCTCACAACCACGCTGGAAGAGTCGTAGGCGGGCCGAACCACGGGGCCGACATCCTCGAGCAGGCCGATTTGACGCACTTCTCGCTTTCGGATGCCTCGCTGGCCGTCCGTAGACCACGAATCGCCGCCGTCGCGGCGCACTGCGAAGGCGAAACTTGAGCCCACGACTGTCCGATCCTTCACCCATTGCACAACGTCGCGACCGACGGACGTATTTTCGTTCGGCATGATCTCGTAACGAAGACCATAAGGGTCTTTCATCAGCCTCATCGACCCGTTTCCGGTGCGGCCGAGGAGCAGATTGCGGTCGTGATTGAACACGCCGATGACATCGGGCTGCTCGGCGAGCACATCATCGAACGCATTCGGGTGAATCGTCTCGACGAACCCGCCCAGGTTGCGGCTCTCGGAGTTGAAGACGGCGGCGTAGCCCGAAATCACGGGCTTCTTCTCGCCGTTGCCCATGTCGCGATATTCGACAGTGGCTTCCTGAACCGTTGTACGACGCTCAATTTCATTGCTCATCCGCTCACCTGATTCGCGAGGTAGTTGTCGATCCCGATCTGCTCGATCACCTTCCGAATTGCTTCGATGTTCGCCATCGAATCTTCGCTGCCACGACGAAGCTTCATAAACAGCTTGGCCGATACCGAGTCTCCGACGGAGATGCAGTGCATGAAGCCAGCCCGCTCGACCTCGGCGGCCTGCGTGTCGGCTTCGTAGTTGGAGTCAAGGATCGCCTCGAAGTCGTGCCTGGGCAGTTCCGGCTCGTCGTGAGTCGGCGACGGCTGGACATCGAAGAACTCGAGTCGCTCGGAGAGCTTCTTGATGTGCCCGCGCTCCTCGGCGGCGTAGGACGCCCAGGTCTCGCCGAGCTTGCCGTAGCCCCAGCGGGTCAGGTGGACGGCCTGGAGGTCATACATCTCGGCCTGCGACCAGTGCAGGGCCAGAGACGCCTGCAATGCGTCGACAACGCCTTCAAGTGGCTGCGGCATCGGTCGTCAGGTGCTTGTCGCACCAGTCCTCGGTGACTGTCTCGTACTTCTGGCCGCTGCGATGACACTCAAGCAGGAGTTCTCGCGAGCGGTTCATCCACGTTCCCACAAACTGATCTATGTCGCGGCCAGTGGCCTTTGCTGACTCGCGAAGCTCTTCCCGCATCCTCGCAGTCATCTGGTCGAACCAAGAGGCCAGCTTCTCGGGCTTGTTCCTCCGCTCGAGCACGCCGTCGGCCTCGACCGCGGCGAGTCGGCGAAGACTCGTCTTGAACAGCACCTCGGCACCCGCCACCTGACGGGCATCGGTCGTGTCCGCGGTGTCGCCTGCCTGCGGTTCGGGCGGCGAATCGACGCTGGCCGGCGGGGCCGGCACGGTCTCGGGCTGCTGCTTCTTCTGGCCCGTCGGGTTGTCGGCGGTGAACGCCTCCAGAAGCTGCATATTGACCTGAACGAATCGCTTCTTCCCCTGGCCGTCGGGCAGCGGGTTGTAGCCGATCTGAGCGCGAATCTCGTCAACGTCGAGCGCGCCGAGATTCGCCATCTCGCGGATGAACTGCGACCGCGCCGCGTAGTCGCCTGCCATCAATGCATTCACATCGAACTGGCAGAAATACTGCTTGTCGTCCACGACGAGATCGCGTCGGCAGGCCATTTCCCATCGGCGGCACCACGGGATCAAGCTGAAGGTGACGAAGTCGATGGCCGACTGCTCGACGGTGCTGAAGCGGACGTTGGACAAGTCGCCGAGGAGATGCGGCGGCACGCGATACGCTCTTGCCACCTCCTCGACTTGATAGCGGCGGGTCTCAATAAGCTGGGCGGTATCGTTACGAATCTCCACTTGCTTGCGGTGAAAACCAAACGGCATGATCACCGTCTTGTATGCCTTGTCTGGCCCCTGGTGAGCGTCGTTCCACTGCTCCTTGAAGCGAGCCAGCACCTCGGGCTTATGCGGCTGATCGGTTTCGATGTACGTCCCAGGCTGGGCTCCGTTGCCGAAGAAGCTCCCCGAGTGCAGCTCGGTGGCTCTTGCGAGGCCGATCGCGTCTCGAGACAGGGTGGTTGGCGTGAACCCGCGCACCCCATCTGACGAGAGCCACCGCAAATGAAAAATCTCGTCCTGCCGATACTCTGTGACTTCGACTTGAGGCTGAATCGGCGTGGTCGGCTCGGTGTAGTAATACCG